GGAGCTTCCAAAGCTCACCCTTGGGGTCTACCCCGAACTCTACCGCAGCCTGCGTCAGGAGCTTCTCTGACTTCGCTAGGCCCAGATAGTCGTATGACAGGGCGTTCAGAGAGTAACTGAACCGGTTTTCGTCAAGCAGCGCCGCCATCACCATGGTATCGATGATCGGGCCGTTTACCGGCACGTCGAGTGCCTTGAGCCAGCCCAGATCGTAGGGAGCGTTGTGCATGATTTTTGGGCAGTCTGTGGATAACTGCTTGGCTAGCCAACGCAGCACCTGCCGCTTGTCGAGATTACCACCACCAAGATGATCGATAGGGTAGTAAGCTTCAAACCCCTCCGTAGCGACTGCGATGCCAACAACATCGCCGTCCTTGCGGGGCCAGCCGGGACCCATCTGCTTGAGGTTGGGGTCACGGGTCTCTAAGTCGATGGCAATCTCTTTGGCGTCTGTCAGGTCAACAAATTCGTAAGGTGCCGTCCACTCAGTTTCGGTAGCAAACAATGGGAACTGTAACCTAGTTTCCTTCTGCATCGTCTTTCCTTGGGTCATCGCCCAGCGCAAAGCGCGTATACCAAATGGATTTTTTTAAATCTTCAACCGCATCAAACTTCTTTCCGGCCCGCCATTGGTACTTGAAGCTAGCCAGACGGCAATACATCTGCACGGCCTCTGTACCGAAAGCCGCGACCATGGCATCGATACATTCGATCTCCGAGTCGGCGTAGTGGGCCGGTGAGTTGACCATATCGCTCATAGCGCGTAGCTCCTGTAAAAGTCGGCGGGTTCTAGTGTGTAAAGGTTCTGGCGGGTGCGGGTGACAGCCACATAGAACACGCGGTGCATGGAGTCTGGATCGCTAGCCATGCTGGCCTCTGCTGCTGCGGTGATGTCAGTAAACAGCACAACGTTGTCTGCCTCGCCGCCTTTGGCTCCGTGGATCGTGGACAGCCGTATGCGCGGCTCTGCCGTCAGATCCTCACCTCGCCGGACTAAAGCGTTGATGTACGCCACATCGACGTCTGGCAGCTTGTCTAGGGCCTCGTTCCACGCCATCTCAGGCGTAGCCAGCAAGCCGTTGAAGTCCCGCAGGTCTTCATAGGTAAATAACGCCTCGGGATCGCCTACGATCTTCTTGTGACCGCGTGCGACACGCCCGCCGTTTCCTGACATGAACGAATACATGGCTTTAGCGGAGTCGAACGAGATCGGATCACCGTTTTGCATTGCCGCCCACGCAGATAACGCCACACGTATTTTGTCTCTGACGCTACGCACACCACCACCGTACTCAAAGTAATAGCCCTGACTTTTTAAAAATTGCTGTACCGGTGCTAAAAAGTAGTTGGCTTGTGCCAGAAACAGCCATGTGTCCTCTCGCATATCCAGTTCAAAGAAGTCTGTCAGTCGCTCCAGCTTACCGTCCGCTTTCTTGGGCAGGTACTTCTTGGGGAAGCGCCGCTTGATGCGTCCGCAGATCCGCTCTGCAATCGCGTGAATGTTGGATGGGACACGGTAGCTTTGCTCTAGAACCTCGCTGCCGCCGTCGAGATTGATGAAATGCTCCACGTCCGCGCCAGACCACTTGTAAATAGCCTGATCGTCGTCGCCAGCGCAATACATTCGCTCTGACCGCCCGTCGATAGCGTGCGCTATCTTCCATTGTAGAGGGGACAGGTCCTGTGCTTCGTCAAGCATCGCAAGCTTGAAAGGTGGGCAAACAGTAGCCGCAGTATCCGCAAAAAGCTCCAGCATGTCGGTGTAATCAAACAAGCCGTGCTTTTTCTTATAACTTTTTAAAGAGTTGGCGGCGTAATCAACTTCGATCCATGGCTGGTCAAGGTCACTGTCGTTGTATTCGTCTTTGAGCGAACGCATCTTCAGGCGTGCCAAAGTAATCAAGCGCAGCAAAGGCGTTTCTTTTTTCAGACTGTTGCTCAGTTCTTCTTCGACCTCATGCCGTGACGACACGCTGCCTTCCATGAAATTGACCCCTGTGACGTGCTCAACTTCACGATAATGCGAAGCTGTCATCAACTGATCGTTGCGTAACCCTGTCAAGTGAAATGCCAGACTGTGCAGTGTCCGGAAGTACGGCAGATCGTTTTTTGGATCAAGCCCGAAACGTTTCGCTGCTCGTTCCTTAGCCTCATTTGCCGCTTTGCGCGTGAATGCAAAGAAAGCGATGTGCCCCGGATACGTGCCTTTGCCCAGTTCTGCTTCCACAAGATTCAGAAGCGTTGTGGTCTTGCCCGTCCCCGGTGGCCCAAAAATACGCTGCATTAGTGCAACATCTCCTCTTTGATTTCAAAGGCAAGTTCTGCCAAATCGACGCTCGGAAAGACAAAAACAGGGTTGCCCTTGCCCATGTACACGTTGATGACGTTGGAGTCCATCCACGCTATCGCGTCTTCTTTTTCCCAGTCGTTATCCTTCATCAAAACGTCTAAGCATTTTTGATAGTCATAAACGACAAGCGGAGCGTCCCAACCGGCGGACTCGCCTACGCCCAGAATAGCTGCGTCAAACCCTTCTAAAATAATCAAAACGGTATCTCCTCTTCAGTGCCCCCAAAGCTTGGCGGCTCTATACGACTTACGGCCTGCTCGTGCGCAGGTATCTTCCATAACCGTATCACCTTACCCTGTATGCGTAACTGAGTGGCCTCACCGTTCACATCTCGCAAACGCTGCGCGATTTGGTGTGTTTTGTAGACCTTAAAGTTAGCTTTGATCAGGTGGGCCTCAAGATCTTTGAGCCTGAAGTAAGTTTCTTTCCGGTCTTCATCTGTCCATGGCCGCTTGAGCAAGATCTGCTCTTTCTCATCCGCAGCCTGATGACCGGTACAAAACTCTTCCAGATGATCGGCGAACTGCCCGTTTACGCTGACGTCTTGGCTTACTTCAATCACGTGCCCTTCGGTGTCACTCATCTCGTTAAGCAGAGCGTTGATACGCTGCTCCCACTGGGCCTTTTGCACAGTCCTCGGGAAAAAGTTCAACTGATCGACACACGCCTTCTGAAAGGCCGACTGCACCATCAGATCGTCGGTCGCAAGCTCTAGAGGTTTGCCTTGCACGTCCAAGAACCACACAGGCGGCACACTGTTGTACTTACGCAGGTTGGCTATCTGTACACCAGAGGTGGCTGCATCGATACCAAACTTACGCGTCTTGCAAAGCTCTGGGTTGCAGTACGCATTGATCGGGGCATCACGGCACTTGTAGGCGTAGTCCTTACGCTCTAGCTGCTTGGCAACCGTGTTGACCTCCCCCAGCGGCAACGGGGGATGAATGAAATTCATGTTGTGAGTCAGGATCTCTGACTCCCACGTTTCTGGGTGTGCCTTGCGCAGGTATACCCCTAGATTGAAAAGTCCGTTGTTCCTTGCGCCTTCACCTATGCCTTCTTTGCATAAGATCTGTAGGCACGGTGGGCCGTCCGGTATTGGCAGTGCGGCATCTTGCTCCACCACCAAAGCCAGCGCCTGTTCGTGCGTCTGTACGTTCTGGTCGACAAGCTCAAGGAATTCTTCAAACGTGGCTGCTGTACCGTCAGGATTGAACCCGTACCGCAGACCGTTTTCGTGATCGAAGTACGGCATGTTAAGAAAGTTACCGACGTCACCACGCTCTAGGTTCAAGCTGATCTGTTTGGGGAAGATCTCACTGCCGCCATAGCCAAGACCCGCGCTCAACTGTGTCAGCACGTCCTGCATGTCCTTGGCAGGGATAAATTCATCTGTGAATAAAAATACGTGAGCACCGCCCGACTTAGATCGGCACACCACCAACGGCAGCTTGGCCGCTTGGATCTTGTCGATCAGCGCCTTGTGATCAAAGTTATATTGATCGATATCAATGCAGCCCCAGCGGCAGGCATTGTCTTCGTTGATTGGAATAATCCCAATGGATTGCTGACCCGCTAGGTGTCTTTCCCAATGCTCCTTGGTCCGTGGTTCGCGTACTACGTTTGCCTTACCTTGTGTCTTGCCACTGCTGGACTTCGACTCAATCGTGAACGTGCCGTGCGCCTGCTTCAGACCATCAAAAATCTGTGCGAATTTGCGAATATTCATTATAGTCCTTGGTCCGTGCGTGGCGCTTTTCTACGGGGAGGGTAGGAAGGAGCGCCTAACGATGGCACGGTCACCGGATTTT